TCTGCTGAAGCGCGGCACAGGCTGAAAGAAGAGATTTACAAAGACATTCACGATTTGCAAGTTCGCGTTAAGTTAATGGAAGAAAGAGCGAGGATTTATGCAAAATGATCGACCCCGTTACTATTGGAGCAGCGTTTGCCGTAGCTAAGACTTCGGTCGCCTTTGTCAAAGAGGCGATCAACATGGGCAAGGAAATCCGTGATTGCTACGGAGAATTGTCCAAGTTTTTCACGGCGCAAGGTCAGATTGAAAAAGCCGCTAAGCAGGTTGAGGCGGCAAAAGCAGCACCCAAGCCTGATGATCCGAAAGAAGCCGCAGCGCAAGAATCTGTGCTGTCTCAGGCATTCACCATTGTCATGCAACGCAAGCAGGCGAAGGAGTTTGAGCAGGAATTGCGTGATCTTTTTTCTCTCAAAGGCGAGATGGCGTTATACGAAGAATTGTGCAAGGAACGAAACAGGATTAGCGGCGAGCAAGACGACGCTGCTAGAGAGAAAATCCGCAAAGCCAGGTTAGAGCGAGATCGTGCTGCTAGGAAACGCGAAGAGTTAGAGCAAGTGCTGTCCGTAGCGGGCATTGTAATTTTTGTGTTAATTGGCGCTGTGCTGTTGTACGTTGCCGTAACTTCTAGGGGCTGAAATGCTATCTCTGATCTCAAGTTCGCTTTCATTCCTGATGGGTGGTTTGCCGTCGATTCTGTCTTTCTTCCAAGACCGATCCGACAAGAAGCACGAGATTGCCTTGGCGCAAATGCAGATAGAACGGGAATTGGAGCTAAAAAAAGCCGGTTTTGAGCTTGAGAAGCAGATCGAGGAAATCAAGACCGAACAGATCAAGGTGCAAGCGCAGAGCCGGACTGAGGAGCTAGTCGTTCAGTCTCAACAGATAGCCGTTACAGAGAAGGTGGCGCTGCTACAGCACGATACCGAGAGCGCAAGGGGTGCAAGCCAATGGGTAGTCAACGCACGCGCTATGGTGCGTCCTGGCATCGCCTACGGCATGTTTCTGCTGCTAGTGTTTGTGGACGTATTCGGATTCCTGTACGCCTTCAAGACGGGCGTGGCGTTTGACGTAGCGCTGAACAACCTGTGGGATGACGACTCGCAGATCATTTTCAGCAGCATCATTGCTTTCTATTTTGGCGGGCAGGCATTCAAGAAATGAAAGTCTCGCCGCTGTGCATCAAGATGATTGCACATCACGAGGGCGTGAGATACAAGCCTTACCGCTGCCCGGCGAACTTGTGGACTATCGGTATCGGGCACGTCATGTATCCCGACCACGCCAAGTTGACGATGGCTGACCGGCTGAAAGTAGACTTACATCCCGAGGATAATCGGGTGTGGAGCAAGGAGGAAGTGGATGCAATTCTTGCAAGCGATTTGGCTCGATTTGAGCGCGGCGTTACCCAATATTGTGGAGAACTTACCCAAGGTAAATTTGATGCTCTCGTCAGCTTTGCTTTCAATCTTGGTTTGGGAACGCTACAGCGCAGCACCCTCCGTCAAAAGGTGCTGCGCCGGGATTATGAAGCGGCTGCGGTTGAGTTTATGAAGTTCACCAAGGCAGGGGGTAAAGTCCTGCCAGGACTGGTCAAACGTCGAACTGATGAGCGTCTACTTTTTTCTTCATAATCCACCGGTACTGCTGCTCAGTCATTAGCCGCTGCTCAGTTTCGGGACAAGTCTTGACTTTGCACCACAGCACTTTATCGTTGTCCTTGAACGCAAGATCACAAACTTTGCACCGCTGATAATTTTCCATGTTGATCCTTTTGAAGTTCGTGGAATTCTACTTTCATCTCGGATACTGCCACCAATAGGTCATTGGTTAGGGCAGAGGCTTTCCACCATTGTTTACCTAGTGCAGCGTGGTGTATCTCCTTGCGAAGCCTATCGACTTCTAGGATGCTTTCTGAGTAATCTTTCATATAAACCGTCCAATCCAAATAAGCGCACCGATAACAGCAATACCAAAACCCATCATCATCATGGCAGCACAAACATCCTCTGCAAACGTTGTTTGTTTTGTCTTGGGATTGCAGACAAACATAAAGCCGCAAAAGCCGATTACTGCCATTATCAGTCCACTAAAGAAGATCATGTTTTTTCCTATAGTTATCACGGCACAGGGTTCGGTGGCACTCTTTGCACCAAGACGAGAGCGTTTTGAATTTCGTCAAATTGAACTCTGTCGGCGGCTTGATCTCTTGGCACTTCGTGCATTGTGCCGGGTGTTCCTTCAGCCTCCAGCGTCTCTGTTTTCTCATTTTCTAGCTTCCGAATCAGTTTGTGATTGAGTTTCCACATCATGTGCTTGGTGCGGGTTCGTCCGTTGTATTGCAGACGCAGCCCCATGCGGGAAACAAGCCCATCCTTTGCCATGCCGTTTAAGTAGCTGCCAATAGTGCCCACGTCCTCGTTCAAGACTGCGGCTATGTTGAAACCCGTCATTTCGATATCACGCGCTAAGACTTCACGCATCGCAGCGATGATTTGACGGGCGCGGGGTTTCAGAGCTTGGGCAGGCACGTTACATCCACCACAGACGGTACTAACTGATTGTTGACTTTGCGCTTTGTGCTGATGACTACAGGACGCATTCCTGCACGCTCGCACTCGCCAATGCCATTAATGACTTCAAGCCTAGACAGCGGCGGCACTTCCTTTTCCACTTGCAGGCTAGAGACAGCTTCGGGGACAGTAGTGCTTGCGGTAGGCTGCAATGATGCACAACCACTAAGAATGATGACTGCAAAGCAAAGTAAAGTTTTCATTTGGCTACCTGTATCAAGGTTTCGCCTTGCTGCTGGCGGGCGCGATTAAAGATCACGGTAATGTCGGTGTGGCTTGATTTCGTAGGAGTGAACTTGCCGTCGAGAATGTATAGGTTTCGTTCTCGCAGGTAAGCAATGCACTTTTTTCTTGCTTCGTTGTATCGGCTTGGGTCTTCGGGTTTCCAGTTATCGACGGGTATCAGATCAGGCTGTAGTGCGTCGTAGGTCATCATCCAGTTAATTGCATCAGCTAGTCTCATCGTCATCCTCCGGTAAGAATCTGCGGCGTGCAGGGTTGTTCTGCCAAAAGTAAAGATTGAATCGAAAATTGCGGCGCTGCTCCGCTGTGATGTGCTTGGTGAAGTAATTATCGGTATCGTCGTACATGGCTTTGATGAGTTGCTTTTTGAATCGCTCGCCTTCCATCCCGATCATTTCAACGTAATTTTTTGCTCCATCCATGAGAAACATCATGGCATCCATTGCTTGATCTTGAGAAACAAAAACTTTGTGCCGTAATGAATCCTTACGTTTGACTGGTTTCAGGCAAGCATCAATAACTGCAAGCGTGACGACATTTGCCAGCAACTGAGTGCAGGCGATGGTTTGGGCTTCTTGATCCATAGTGTGCCTTTGGTGGTGAAGTACTTGCACCGGATGCGCTACCTTGCGTGGTCGCAGAGCGCCGATGTTTTCCCCCGTAAGTTAAAAAGGAATGTCGTTATCCATATCGGACAAGTTGCCTGCGGCTTGTTTGGGCTTGGGCTGATCTTTGTTCTTGTGCTGTATTGAGCAGCTCATAAACTTGCCTTTAGCGCCCTCACGCAGCCAGGCGCTGACCCATATCGGTTCGCCATTAAGGTCAAGGCCGTCACCTCTGTAATCAGGGTGATTGTCGGTTTCTTTTTTGGCGTTCTTAAACAGAGTGAACGAGCCGGGTTTCGGTATGTAAGCCATTATTTTTTCTCCTTGATGTTGTCAATCATTTCATTTACTTCAGTCAGGAACTGCTTTACTGCTTCTTCAATCGCGTCAATACGTTCTTGATCGCGGTCAAACCTATGCACAAACAACTGCAAATCTTCAGGCAAACGCGGATCGTAAGATACAAAGTCGCACCACTGCCGACCTGTGCAGGCCATTTGCCACAGCATTTGGTTCTCGTACTGCCGCGGCTGTTTCTTGTCTAACAACGTTTGCAAATGCGTGGAAGTCTTTGGGCACTTAATTTCCACTAAGCCATCGGTAGACACTAAGCCATCGGGCGAAGCTGCTCCCTTTTCAATCGTCGGATGCGGAACTAGCCCGACTTCATCCACCGTCCAAGCGCAAAACATTTCATATTCGGCGCGAGCTAACGGTTCTTTGTCAGTCCCCCATTGCATTGCGGCATTGGTAAAACCCGATTCCTGCGGCTGACCCGTCAGAATCTCAGCCACGATCTGCGCCCGGTAGTCACGATAAGCCGCTGTAGTCTTAGCCGCCATCACGTCGTTGATCCGACTGGCTGTGACTTTGCCTGCGCGAGCTGCGAGCCACTCAGGACTGCCTTGTTCCATCGTCAAAACTTTCATGCCTCACCCATTGCAATTTTGCGAGCATTTTTAGCAGCAACAATTTTTTGCATCGCGTCGGTATCTTCAATCTTCTTGGCATTGTGATAAGCCTGCGTATAAAACAGTTTCAACTCATCTGCTGTCGTTGCTGTGTTGATTGCCTCAAGTAACTGTGGCAGCGTTTCTAATCGTTTCTGAGGTGCATTCTTGCCACTCGCTGCGTTGCCGTCGTCGTCCTCGGGTGCTACACCGCAAGCAGCGGCAAGGCTGTAGCGACGGGCATACGTCAAAGCACTACCGTAGCCTTGAGCGTCTGCCTTGCTGACCGGCAGGTTCAGCACGCCACAGGACAGCCACTCACCGGATGCGTGTAGCAAGATCGTTTCGACGCGCACTTCGTCCCTGTCAGATGGCTCGATTCGCTGAATGTAACTCAGTCCGCATTGACCAAAGGCGGGACGGATCGCTTCAACCACCGAGGAAAGGTCAGCGTATTTGCTTTTGAAGAATGGATTGGCGCTGTCTTTGATTGCGCCCTTGATGTTCATCTGCGCCATTGCAAGCGCGGTGGCTAGGTTGGTGATGCTTTCTGATTTGTTCATGCTATTACCCCCGTGATAATCAATAAGAAAAGTAAGATGAATCCGATTGTTACTGCTGTGTCGCCGTTCATATTCCGAGTCTCCTGTTTGCGCGTTCGTAGTCTGTGTCGCCAACGTCTACCCAACGCTCCCACTCGCGGGACTTCATCTCGTGGTCGGCATCAAGCTCTTCCTGCGTAGCGGGGTGACGAAAGTGGATGCCCTCCGGTTTGCAAGTACCCCAATCAAGTCGTTCTGTATTGCAAAAAATAGGGAGGAATTTTCCCGTCACAGCCGACACAACAACTTTGCGATGGCAGGTCGATGCTTCGGGGTTGTCGGGATTGAGGCGAAATGCTGAGCAGTCTTTGCAAAGATTCATGGTTGTCTCCTGTTGTTGTCAATTAGTTAGCTTGCACTTTAGCGATACGTTCTTTTGCTGTTTTGTATGCCCACAACGTAGCGGCATCTTGACTAGCAAATGATTTGCTGAGTTGTTGCACACCGAACTCTTGCCATTCGCCATTCACTCGACGAGTGTTTTGCACATAAGTGCGAAAGTCTGTGCCGTTGTCGCAGAACACAACGACGTATCCAATTTCACGACCTTTGGAATCTTTCTTTCCTGTGGTTAGAAAGTTTGCTATCGGGTTGCTGTAGGTGGTTTGCATTTGTGTCTCCTTTGTTGTTGTCAATTACTGCAAAACGGACTTTACACAGTTATCGGTTTTGATACGAAAGTTGCAAAGGAAAATTGTAAAGAAATGTTAACCACTTTTATTGTCAAGTTAACTTACCGAATGTAGCCTATACTGTGCTTTGCAAGTTATGTTTAATCACAGGAGCATGGTAATGGACGTTAAGCAAGCAGAGGCGCATTTCGGCAATCGTAGGAAGCTGGCAGAGGCGCTAGGCATCACCAGTCAGGCGATTAGCCAGTGGGTCAAGCGCAAGCAGATTCCTGAGGGCATAGCGTACAAGCTGGAGGTCATTACCGGCGGCGCTTTAAAGGTCAATCCTGCGGACTACGTACCCATCGAGGAACTGGTCGCAGAGATCGTTCCACAGCAGTAGTTGACACGCTGATTTAGACGTGTCATTCTATTTGTGTCCGAGAGAAAGATCGGGCCGCTCTGTGGTGGAGCGACAAGAGAAAAAGAACCCTTTGATCTGGGTTTCGGTTGTGTTTCGAGTTTCTCTTGCTCACCCACCACCGCGACCTGAAGCCCAGATCAGAGGGTTTTTCTTTTGGACTACACCATGCCGGGCAATGAAAGCAACGGCGGCATGAGTGGACAGCGCTACCGGTGGCTTAGGTCTGTAACAGCGCACAGATGGACGGCGAAGTTAGCATCCATGACCGCAAGGCTGACGAGTGTGCAGGCTCCGAAGAGCAGCATTAAAGGCGCATGAGGCTTAGGCTAAATGCGCCCACCAAAGAGCAGATAGATACTACTAGCTACTAAGAGATAACTATGAACCTAATAGAGTTCGGTGACTGTAGGGAAACGATGCGAGAGTGGGCGCGTCAAGGTGTGAAGGCTCAAACGTGCGTTACATCGCCGCCTTACTATGGATTGCGTGACTATGGGCATGAAGGTCAGATTGGGCTTGAGGAAACGCCTGAGCAATACATCGAAGCAATGGTAGAGGTGTTTCGGTGTGTATGGGATGTGTTGGAAGATAACGGGACGTTGTGGTTGAACATTGGAGACAGCTACTACAACTACCGACCAGGCAAAGGTCAAGCGTTGGTAAAGCAGACTGTAGCGAACAATGAACAAGACTTACCGCAAACGTGTGCAAGGAGAGGTAACAAGTTGGACGGGTTGAAGGAAAAAGACCTGATTGGCATACCTTGGATGTTAGCCTTTGCCCTTCGTGCTGATGGCTGGTATCTGCGCCAAGACATTATCTGGCATAAGCCGAACCCTATGCCTGAGTCTGTGCAGGATCGTTGCACCAAGGCGCATGAGTACATCTTTCTGCTGAGCAAGTCGCAGAAGTATTATTTTGATGATGATGCGATTGCAGAAGATGCGAATCCTAAGTATAAATCACGCTACTCTGCGCCTTTCCATGTTGGCGACAAGGAATCTGCTGGCGCAGGTCGTCCGGGATTAGCATCAAATACCGGAGGCATGAAGGAATATTCAGGCAAACGCAACAAGCGCAGCGTATGGACTGTGACAACCAAGCCTTACGAGGGCGCTCACTTCGCCGTGTTCCCGCAAGACCTAATCGAGCCTTGCATCCTTGCAGGTGCGCCTTTCGGTGGTGTTGTTCTTGATCCGTTCATGGGTAGCGGAACAACTGCACAGGTGGCACAGCATCTAGGGCGCAAGTATCTAGGATGCAAACTAAACCCTGCTTATGCAGAACTGCAAAGCAAAAGACTTCAACAACCATCATTTGAGTTTGCTTAAGGAAAATTATGACTGATAAAGAAATAATGCTTGCTTACCTGTTACTGAAAATTGACCAAGAAGATTGGCATGGCGTAGCAGACGCAGCAATGGACATTCGTGAAATGGAGGCTAAAAAATGTTCGACGACTTCTACAGCAAATACCCCAAAAAAGTAGCCCGCAAAGACGCACAGAAAGCATACGCACGCCTTACTGCTGAACAGCAACAGAAAGCATTACAGGCGATTGACGATCATGTGCGGATGTGGGCGGCAGAGGGTAGAGACAAGCAATACATTCCTCATCCTGCAAGCTGGCTTAATGGCGAACGTTTTGATGATGAAATTTCGATGCCTGAACCGAAAGTGGTGAACTGGTGGACAAGCGATCAGCTAACAATGGAACACGGTCGCAAGGTCGGAGTACCGGCAAGACCGGGCGAGGATATGTTTCAGTATCGCCTGCGGTTACGGGCCGCGTAACGTGGCAAGAAAGAGTTGCAACAGCGGTGCGCGTGCAAGGAATGACGCGAAAGCAACGGGCAGCAGCTATGCCTATGTCAGCCGAGATCGTGAGGGCGTTTGCGGCTGAGTTTCAAGTAGTAGAAGTTAGGGCAACAGAAAATAACCTTTTCTATGAATGGATAAAAAAATGATACTAGATCGTTACTTCCCGAACTTGCAGTTTCCTCGTGTGCGTGCCACCGATTCTGATACTAGCCACGCGGCTGCGGATCAGGCTAAAGATATGGCAGCAAAGCACCACCTGACTATTTGGATGGCGCTAGAGACACCCGGCACGATCTATGACATTGCCGACAGGACTGATCTCGACCACAACGCGGTAGCCAGGCGCATGAGCGAGCTAGAGCGTATGGACTTGGTTTTTACCGATGGCAAGAAAAAAGGCGCGAGTGGCAGGATGTGTCGCGTATGGGTGCGGAAATGAAAACCGTCGGCTACATCATTCTGATTGAAGCAAAGGCAACGCAAGACAAGACTTCGGAAGCCATGTCTTACGGTTATCCAAATGAGACAGACTCAGAAATGTTACTGCGGCGCGGCAGAGCAACTTTGTTTGAAAGTTACGAAGAAGCTGAACAAGCATTGAAAGAAACATTGTTGGCGGCTACTGCACAAAATAGTAAATGGCCCGAAAAATTTATATACAAAATTGTTTCGGTAGAAACCGCCTTATCGCATCCCAAGCCGGATCAAGAGCCTGATGACCTAACTATTGCCTACATGAGCGGATTTCATGCCGGTAAAAATAAAGATGCACCACAGCGCGAATGGGTTGGGCTGACGGATGAAGAAAAACACGATTGTTATTTACGAATAGACGTTTGGAGTCGATGCGTCGAAATGGTTGAAGCCAAGCTGCGGGAAAAGAATGGCTAAACGCACCCTAGACCAAAACGCGGCGCAATGGCGAATCCTCAAGGCTTGGGCAAAACAGAAGGAATGGCTGATAAACGGTCAAAAAACGTTCCTGCACGAAAACGACTGGAAAGACATACTCACAGCTACCTACGAGGGCGAAGTCGCGCCTAGACTCGCTCCGGGGCTTTATGGAGGCATCGTAATGCTAGGCAGACGAACCAGCGAATACGAACGAGAAAAGTTTAGTGAGTGGTTAGATTGGCTGAATCATGCTTCCGTTGCGTTAGGGGTAGACGTTGACAAAACTTGAGCAAGAATGGCACGCAAAGATCAGGGATTTGGGCTGCATTGTGTGCCGGTTGTTCCACGAAACTCGATCCGACGGCGATATCCACCACGTTTTGTCCGGCAGCAAGCGCAAGGGTGAAATGTTTGTGATATGTCTGTGTCCCACGCATCACAGAAGTGGACGCAATACGCCGGAATATGTGAGCCGCCATCCTTGGCGCAAGGCTTTCGAGCAGCGTTACGGGACAGAACAAGAATTGTTACAGAGGACGGAAGAACTATGTGCCAGTTTCCAAAAGTAAGCCAAGAGGATGCGTTGCGGGTGCTGCATGGCATTTGCACAGCATTCCTTGAATATGGGCAAACTGAGAGCGATTACACAGAAACAGAACTTTCAGAGGGCGTGTGCATGGAATTGTTGGTGAAGGATATGCGGATCACAATTGAGACTGGCCCGAAAGTGATAGCCGAAATCGAGACAGTTAAAGCCATCGAAAAGGCTTCCCATTGAGACGCGCTGCTAAAGTCGATGCGAATCATCAAGAGATCGTTACAGAGTTCAAAATGCGCGGCTGTGCGGTTTTATCCCTCGCCCCGATGGGTAGAGGCATTCCCGATCTGTTGGTGGCTTTCGGGGGCGTTACTTGGTTTGTCGAAGTCAAAGGGCCGAAGGGCAAGGAAAACGAGGATCAACAAAAGTTTGCGCTGCAATGGACGGGGTGCAGAGCAATCGTCCGAGACAAGCAAGGAGTTAAAGATACGGTCGAAATTATGATTGCTCAAATGGTCAAATTACGCGCTTGACCCTATGAGATATTCAGAATATCATTGTGGAATTGCTGAAAAAGGGTGAAAAATGTCGAAACATAACGAAAGTGCTGCGGCGTTTGTTAGCGTGTTGTTTCACTCAGCGACCAATACGCACTTCATGCACTTGCAGACCAAGAGCTATTCGCAGCACGTTGCGCTCGGTGCGTACTACGATGCCATCGTGGAACTGACCGATGCTTGGGCTGAAGCGTACCAAGGGTGCTATGACATTATCACCGGCTACCCCAAAGACTTCCACCTGGCTACAGAGCCGGTCAAGTACCTGATGCAGATAAAAGACTTCGTGGACGACATCCGCAAAGACTTGCCAAGCGAAAGCCAGCTTCAGAACATCGTGGACGAGATCGCGGATCAGATTGACTCAACCCTCTACAAACTCCGGTTCTTGAAATAATGCCTAGCCACTCACCCGCTCAAGCCCGCATGATGGCGGCGGCTGCACATAACCCCAAGTTCGCCAAAAAGGTAGGCGTACCGGTCAAGGTGGCCAGGGAATTTAATCAGGCCGATAAAGGCAAGAAACTGGCTGAAGCCATGAAAAAGATGGGTCAATGAACATAGAGCACGTCTCTGTCGGTGAATTGATCCCGTTTGCTAAGAACTCGCGCACTCATGATGACGCGCAAGTGGCGCAAATTGCCGCAAGCATTAAAGAATTTGGTTTTACCAACCCTATCCTGATTGATGAGCAGGGCGGCATTATTGCCGGGCATGGACGGCTTTTAGCGGCCCGTAAGCTGCAACTGACCGAAGTCCCGTGTATCCAACTAAGCCACCTTTCGGACGCGCAAAAGCGGGCATACGTCATTGCTGACAACAAGCTAGCTTTAAATGCCGGTTGGGATGACGAAATGCTGGCCCTTGAGTTGGGCGATCTTAAAGACATGGATTTCGATTTGTCGTTGACAGGATTTTCAACAGACGAAATCAACGCGCTGTTGACTCCGACCGTGGTTGAGGGTTTGACCGACGAGGATGCCGTCCCCGAAATACCCGAAAACCCTGTAACAAAACTTGGCGATGTTTGGGTGCTTGGAAAGCATCGTTTGATGTGCGGGGATTCAACAAGTGTTGATGCCGTTGAGAAATTGATGGAATCTGCAACGTTGGACATGGTTTATACCGATCCTCCCTATGGCATCAGTATTGTGAAAGCCTCAAAGGTTAGTGGCGACAAACCTTTTGGATCGAAAGATAGTCGTGGAACCGTCGGTTCCACGAACGTAGTCAAGGCGAATATTTACGCCCCAATTGCTGGAGACGATACTATTGAGGTGGCGCTTGAGGCTATTCAAGTCATCAAGACTTTAAATGCAAAAGTTGAAATTATTTGGGGTGGAAATTACTACGCAAACGCTTTAGAGAATTCGCCTTGTTGGATTGTTTGGGATAAAGAGAATAGTGGAAATTTTGCAGATGCAGAATTGGCATGGACAAATCAAAAAACAGCAGTTCGCATTTTCAAACATATGTGGAACGGCATGATAAAAGCAAGTGAACACGGACAAAAGCGTGTGCATCCAACTCAAAAGCCAGTCAAACTTGCTGAGTGGTGTATCAATGAATACGGAAAGAACTGCAAAACTGTTCTTGACCTGTTTTGTGGCTCCGGTTCAACATTGCTTGCTTGTGAATCTCAAGGAAAAATTGGGTACATGATGGAACTGTCGCCGCATTATTGCGACGTTATCGTTCAACGGTGGCAGGAATTCACAGGAAAGACAGCTTTCCTCGAAAGCACAAACGAACCGTTTGTTAAGATAGATAAAGCAGCATGATTTAGTCAATAAAAGAAAATGGCACAAGAACCTCACAAACCAACGGAAAAGACCCGCGAGCAGGCTAAGCAAGCTGCGGGACTAGGACTGCCTCACGATCAGATAGGGGCGTTGTTGGGCATATCGCACGTCACTCTTCGCAAGTATTACGAGACGGAATTGGCGCTTGGCAAGGCGACGGCATCCGCACAGATTGCCAAGACCCTTTTCAACAAGGCGCAGTCCGGCGATACCACGGCGCTGATTTGGTGGACTAAGGCGCAAATGCGGTGGGCTGAGACGCAGCGGCATGAAAACACAGGGCCG